ACAATGCCGGCGAAGTCTCATGGTGCACACGCAAACCAGGACACGACGGCGACTGCCGCACAGGATGGCAGCCCACCACACAACCCCTAGGACATCATGGCAACCAAAACTGAAACCCTTATCCAACGCTACGGCAACAAAGCCGCAGACGTCCTCGCTGACAAAACCATCCCCGCCTCATGGCTAGCAAAACAGCTCACCCAAGCCGGATACCCCATCTCCGCCACCGTCATTAAAGACTACCGCCGCAAACAAGCCAACACCACCCCGCAAACAGAAGAGGAAAACCAGTGATAGACAACATAGACCGGCTACTCACACAGCTAGCCAACCACGACAACGCCATCGACACCATCGACGACAATCTAGTCAACGGTACTGTACGCCGCACACGCATCTCCGAATGGACACTCCCCAACGGAGAAACAGGCCGATCCATACAAAAAATAATCGACCACCAACCCGCAACAAACCCCTACCCCGTAGACGAACTCGTCAACAAACTAGCCGAATGGCAGCCACCAAAACCCGAACAAGACACCCACACCGACTACAGCACTGCGGCCTTCGTCATCGGGGCAGGAGACTTCCAAATCGGCAAAGGCATCCCCGGCGGAGAAACCAGCCGATTCGCCGACGACTATTTGCACTCCCTCATAGTCGCAAAACACTACTGGCAACAGGCAGGCAAACCCGAACGAGTCCACATCGCATTCCTCGGCGACATGATCGAAGGATACGTGTCACAAGGAGGCAACAACGCCTGGCGCACACAAACACCCTTGACGGAACAAATCCGGCTCACCCGCATGGCCATGATGCAACTCATCCACCAATTCGACCACTGCCAAAATGTGACAGTCACATCCATCCCCGGCAACCATGGTGAAGCCGTACGCTTCGGCAAAGGAGTCACCACCTACGACGACTCCTTCGACGTGGACTGCTGCCGCGCCATCGCAGAAGCCTACCAGCTCACCAACCAATACCCCAACCTACACTTCCACTTCCCCAGCCGAGACGAAATGACCACCACCGTTGATGTGGCCGGCACACAAATCCTGCACGCCCACGGACACCAATGGCGCACCGGCAAACACTATGATTGGTGGCGCGGCCAAGAATTCCACAACGGCACCGTATCTAATATTCTCATGGCCGGGCACCGGCACCACCTCGAAATCTCTGAGCAAGGACAACGCACCTTCATCCAATGCCCATCCATGGAAGGCGAATCCACATGGTTCCGGCACCGCACGGGCACCACCGGAAACCCCGGACTCGTGTGCTACACTATCAACAACAAAACACCAAACAACTACCAGATAGCCAGATGAAAGAGATGCCATGAGCCGACGACCAACAAAAGCAGACCTCGCCACCACCGCATCGTGGGTGTGGGCCACAGACCATCATCTACGCACACTCAACCGGGCATGCACCAAAACAGCCAC